TGTCATAATAACGGTAGTACGTGAGCTAATATCAGGATCACCTACTGCACCTGTACCTGCTACACCTGTAAGGGTAACTGCAATGTCGGCCTGCTCATAGCTCTCACCAAAGGTAGCTACTGAGAAAGGATTAGTTGAGTAGGCCATGCTTTACTCCTTATGCAGCAGCATCACTTGCGAGTACACCATACCAGTTTGTACCACCATCACGTGTATGGAAGACTAGAATATCTGTTTCACCATTTGCAGGGGCATCTGGGGCTGTACCACCTGCCCACTTTACTGAGCTAGGCCATGTGACTGATGAGCCGTTGCCTGTTAGTTGTAGGATAAAACCTACTGAACGTCCTGATGTTACACTACCAAAAGTAAAGGTTGTGTTACCTGACATAGTAAGACTAAATGCACCTGCATTATCAGCATCAGGAGCAGGTGAAGTGCCAGACAGGCCATCATAATCCTCTTGCAAACTCTCCGCTAAAACAACACCAGAAAAAGTAGGCGATGAAGAAACATTTAAGGTAACTGAACCAGATGTGCCACCACCTGTTAAGTTAGTACCTGCTGTAACACCAGTTATGTCGCCAACGTTTGTGGTATACCCATTAGGGTTTGATGCAGCATAATAATAACTACCAGTTTGTCCATCCAACAGGTCAGCATCTAGGCCAGAGCCAGCGCCATCTACTGTTTTAATTTTAGTTAGGACATCAGATGCAGTGTAAGACGAACTTGCTAGTTTTGCATCTAGAGCAGTCTGCAATCCGTCTACATTTGAGATAACGTGGTTGTGGCTATCATCTGCTACAGTAACAGTAAGTGTAGCATTTCCAAGATTAGTAAAAGTAGCAGAACCAGACGCATCACCAGAAAGCGTCAGCGTAGGGTCAGCAGTTGCTGTTGTAGCAATGGACACGTTGCCCAAGTTAGTCATTGTGCCAGAGCCAGTAACAGCACCAGTCAAAGTAATAGTCGGATCGGATGTAGCAGTAGTGCTGATGCTGATATTACCTGAACCATCAAAGTTAGCGTTACCAGTTACTGCACCTGATACAGCAATATTACGTGCTGTAGCCAGTGTAGATGCAGTAGAAGCATTACCACTAAGCGCAGCAGTAATAGTACCAGCACTAAAGTTACCTGATGCATCACGTGCTACAACTTTAGATGCTGTGTTAGTTGGTGTAGCATCTACGTTAAGTGTAGGTGTAGAACCCTCACCTGTAGTACCGCCTGTAAGGTAGTTACCTGATGTAACAGTAGATACGTAATCACCTGTAGTGTCAGTACCAAGTGCTACAGAGTTTGCAGCAATAGTAGTAGCAATAGAAGCATTACCTGTACCATCTACACCTGTAACGCTACCAGTGACATCACCTGTCAAACTAATAGTACGACCTGTTTCCCAAGCTGTTGCAGTAGCTGCATTGCCTGTTGTGTTTTGGTTACCCGTAGTATTAACACCGGGAAGGTTAATGCTTGCTGTACCATCAAATGATACACCACCAATGTTACGTGCTGTCTCAAGGGCAGTAGCTGTATCAGCATTACCTGTTACATCACCACTGACATTACCTGTCACGTTCCCTGTTAGGGCTGCTGCTACACTATTAAAGGTTACATCAGAGGTTGTCTCTACAGCCTGACCAATGTTAATGCCAGAGCCATCTACAGTAACGCCTGTACCTGCATCAGCAGAGAATGTAGTACCTGTGAGTGTTACACCGTTACCTGCACTGTATACAGCAGTCTCAGCGATTACAGAGAAAGTAATGTTAGTAGTACCGAATGTAATCGTACCACTTGTGTTCATCACATAGAGTTCACCTGCACCTGTGTCACCTTCTTTAACGAAGAAGGCATCACCCTCACCAAACGCATTAGGGTCTGATACACCATAACTATCTGCGTCTGTAGCACGTGTAAGTACCCAGTTAGTAGAGTCATCACCTACAGTAGTAACAGTATAAATACCATTGTGTGCAGCATTAGTTTGGTTATAAATAAGTACACGATCTGCAGAGCTAAGAGCTACTCCGTCAATAGTAATAGCTGCTTGTGTACCTGCATTAGTAAGTGTAGCACCTACGCCAGATGTACCATTGTCATACGTAGCGTTTAGGTTAGTTGGTGATTCTACACGTACTGGATCATGATAGTGAATACCTGCAGCAGCGATAGTGTCAACGTACTGCTTTGTTGCAGCTTGTAATGCAGTCTGAGGATTGCGATTAAGCTCAAGATCACCATCAGCATTAAAGAAGGAAGCTTTACCTGCAGGCTGTGTAATAAACACCTCAGACTGTGCAGTAAGGTTAACGGCACTACCTGAGTTAGAACTTGCTAGAACGGTAGTACGAGCTAAGAGTGATGAACCTTCTGTCCACGTTCCTAGCCCGACTTCCCATTCATTAGTACTTGGCTCTAGTATGGCATAGTAAGTAGTATCGCCATCAGACAGAGCAGCAGCAAAAGATTGAAAGCCTGCTACTGAACCGTTAAGGGTAAGTGTACCCGTACCAGTAGTGGTAGTAGTTTGTTTTACTCTGTCTTTAATTACGAGAGCCATAGTTTATGCTCCTATTAAGCGATACGAATGATAGCGTTTGAGGCATCTGCAGCTGGGAACTGGATTGTGTAGTCACCATTTGTAGAAGTTTGTGTTCCCCCAAAGTCAATTACTGCAATAGCAGCATTGGAAGCACCTGCGTTATAGATGATACAACCGTCTGCAGAAATAGTTGAGGAAGTAAATACTTCATCGTCAATGTCTACAATAGCTGTTGTGCCATCTACTGTGATAGTAACATTGTCAAGTACCTGTCCACCAGCTGTATAGCCAGTGCCTGTGGCCTCATCAGAGTTACCTGTTACGTCAGAATAGTTAGTAGTTGCTGCACCATACGTACCTGTAGGTGAAGCTTTAATTAATGCAAGCTTAATTGAGTCGGTATCCAAATCATGAGTACCACCCAGTAGTTCCGACTTAAAGCTTGTACACATTGCTGTTGTGATAGCCATTATTGGAGTCCTTTGTAAGAGTATAACGTACTAAAGGGCCAGCCTCAGAAGAGACCAGCCCAATAGGTTACGCAAGATTAGGCAGCGTTGTAACGTGCTGTGATAAGTGCCTCGGGGCGCAGGATCTTGCGTCCGTAAAGGTGCATACCACGTACAATGTCAGCAAAGCTGTCTGGGTCACGGTAGTTCTCAACTTTGTTGATCTGCTCAGCAGAAGCAACAGCATCGTCCTGACCAGCTACGATAACACCGTAGTTAGCGTCTTGTGCAGTTGTACCAGAAGTACCAGCACCAGTGCCTTTAGCAGGCAAAGAGTTCGACACATAAACACGGAAGCCGTGAATGTTGTTCAACACCAGACCGTTTTGCAGGCCAGCACCGCCGAAGTCACCATTCAACATGCGTGAGTCTTCGTCTTTGAGCATCTCTACAAATACTGGATCAAGAACAACCCAACGTCCACGTGCGTCTACGTTCTGTGTATCCATCTTACGAGCCATACGTGCAAGTACAGTCAATGGAGAAACAGTAGTAGCTGACAGGGCAGTTGCACCTGGCAAGCGTGGAGCCAATGGTACGGAGTCGCCTGCAGTAGCTGTACCAGAGATGGTCAAGTTACCGAAGTCAGTTGCGTCCAAGTGGTTTGCTGTGAGCAATTCACCAGTCAAGTTACCTGCTGTTGGGTGCTGTGCATCACCAGAAGTAGTAGTGATGAAAGCGCCTGCAGATGTGTGACCTGAGAGGTAAGACAGTACGTCTGCGTCCATAGCGTCAGCCATCTTATAGGCAGCACGATCAGCAGCCAAAGATGTGAAGTCTACGTTTGCAAACTGCTCTTCAATGTCATCCATTTTGAAAGCAAAGTAGTTAGCTTTGTCAATGGTGAGCGAGAAGTCAGAGTCATCAAGCTTCTCTACTGAGATACCTGTGTGACGCTGCAGAGCGTTGACTGTTACGTCTGGCTCTTTTTGAATGCGAACTGTGTCGCCTTGGTTTGCAATCTCACCAAAGTAAGAGTTGTTAGTGATTGCGTTAGTTACAGCTGCACGGCGAAGTGCAATCTGTGCTTGTTTGGAGTAGATAATCGGGGAGAAGTTCCCGTTAAACCCACCCGAAGCGGAAGTAATAGCCATAGTAAATCTCCTTATAGATATGGCGTGAGGTTTTACGCTACATACCAACTAAAGAGGCTCTTCATAGTAGGGTAGTCAGCTATGCTCTAAGGATGGCCGTCCGTTGAGCGCTGGGCCTATAATCTGAGGTAGTTCTTTGATGTGGCTTTAGCTTAGTTAAAAGCATGTACAAGCAGTTAGTGCCTGACAATGTACATGCCTATAGTTTTACCTACAATTAAAGTAATGTCAATCTATTTCTTTGACATATCGTAAATAAACTTGCCTTGACGTTGAGCTTCAAAGATCTCTTCTGAGCGCTTTTCGTACTCCTTGATAGACATCTTAGCTACCTTGGATTCACTCAAGTAGCTAGCAGAGCTATCTTCGCTAGGCGTAGTGTTTCGTTTAGTTCTTACTGAAGAGGCAGCAGACTTATCAGAGCTAGAGCCTTTGGTAGGCTTTATACCATTGTCACTCTTATATAAATCAATAACACGTGCTACTGACTTGGCGTCCTCTGAGTTCTCGTAGAGAGCATCCTGTACCCACTTAGGTTGTTCTTCTGCCCAGTCGTGGAAGGAGTCATCACTGCGTATACTTTCAAAGTCTGGGTGTAGGCTTAGTAGTTCAGCTTCAGCACGTTCACGCTGAGCTTGGATACGCATACCTTCAATCTCTTTTAGTCTACTATCTAGTTCTGTTGAACGCTCACGTGACTTCTTATCTGCGATAGCTTCAACGATACCAGCTACGTCAGGGTACTTCTTAGCCC